GGAAGCATGATCCTGTGCAAAAAATGGTTTCCCATCATAACAGTTTTCTTTAAATCCGGCTTTTAATGCATCAAAGACCAGAACATCCGGATGCTCTGCGGCTGCTTCACCAATGTTTGCAAACATTGGCGCATATACGCCATAAGTATCATCCTCAATATCATCTCTTGGTACAGCAACAGTCATTTCAAACTTCTTATTTCTAATAGAATAGTTGTAAGCTGAAAGTGACTGAATCTCTCTTTCTCCGATCCACTCTCGCATCTGCGGCATCTGTCCGAGCCATTTATAATCTGTACTTGCCGTTGTACTTGGTACAACAGTTGCAATCCTCTCATACTGAGTCTTTCTACCCTGAAATGCTTTGTTATATGCGGTTGAATAAGCTACATTCAACCCGTGTAAGTTCTGCTGGTTTACAATCATCTTGGTTACCCTCCTATAATGTCTCTACAATGACACCGTCGCCCTCGATTCCAAGGATGACACCTGCCTTGCTTGATCCTGTTGCTGTGATCGTTACGGTCTGTGCATCAGACACATAACATGGTTTCATAACATCTGTTGTTTTAATGCTTCCATCATTATTCCAGACGAAAGCACCTCGTCTCACCTGCACCTCTACGGCTCCATCCTCTCCGCCTGTATTATCTACAGGCTTCATTGCACATCCTGCAATCATAAGGTTCTCAGCCTTCGATGCCTCGCTTGCATATCCGGCTGCGCTGATTGCAACCAGATGTCCTTCTGTGATACTCTCACCTTCTGCTACCGGAATAACAATGTCATTCCCGGAAAGTCTCTCATTTCCTGCTCTCATAATTTACTTTTCCTCCTGCTTATAATAATTTTTGTAGTCTTCCTCACTGATTCCCATGTTCTTGAGGATTTCCATGTCAACATCCTGCGAATCTTTCTTTTCAGGTGCATCCTTAAGATCCATTTTTCCAAGATCAACCACAACAGGTACTTTGTCCATAAAAGATTTAAAGCCTTCCTTATCGCTGAGTGCATACTGCTTTGCCCATGATTTCTGTGCTGCTGTGATCTTTCCCTCCTTCAATGCCACTGCCACAAGCTCATCTGCATTTCTCTCTGCCAGTTCCTTCTTCAAAGCTTCCACTTCGGATGCGATTTTGGCATCACCGGCTTTTAATGCCATAATGCTTGCAACCACATCCTCTGTCTTTGCATCATCTTTCAGATTCAGCAGGCTGAGAATGTTCGAGTTTGCCACAACTTCTGTTTCCTCCGGCTTCTTTACCAGTCCGGTAAGTGCTTTGCGTACATCTTCAAGTGTTGCTGTCTCCGGAAGTCCTAATAAAGTGATCAGTTCCTTCAATTCCATAATGTTTTGTTCCTCCTTTAAATCATCATCTTCTATATCAACGGAATTCACGATTGGAAACATTCCGTCAATCGCTGGTGTATTCGTTAGTGCAACGCTGTGTATCTTTGCTGCCCTTTTATCGCTTTTTCTGACAAATACTACCGGTGATAAATACCGGTATTCCTTATTCTTAAGATATTCCTGTGCTTTTGGTGTCCACTCCACTTTTGCAACGATGGCATCCTCTCCCTTGTAAAGTTCCTTGATCCATCCACCAGCCGGAGCCTGCACATCCTGCAGTGTCTGATGCTCGTAATCGATCACAAGATCCAAATGCCGTCCTTTAAACTGTCTGATGATCATATCAACGCTCTCATCATCCACTTCGAAGTCTCCCCTTTGGGAATGTACTTTTCCAAGCGGCAGGATCTTGATCTCATTTGGTACTCCGTCAACACCAACTGCATCTGCTGTTAATACCAGATAATTCTTTTTCAAACAATCATCTCCTCTTTTTTTGCCCTTCTAATAGCGTTATAACGCGTTATAACGCTATGAAACTGTTTTGCACGGATTCTTTTACAGTTCAGCACTTAAATTGCTTTAAACCGGCAAATATGCTTTTTTTATGTAAAACAGTGTCATTTTTTTGTGTTTCTATCCGAAAATACCGATCTCAGAGCCGGATCAATGCCTGACATATCCGGTTTCCATGCCACTTTTGCCGGGTTGTTCGAGAATCCTTTATCCGGAAATCTGTACTGGATCTCTCCGGTTGAATAATCGACATCATACGGTGCACTCTTGCTCACCGGAACACCGGAGCGTTCCACCTGTCCTTTTGTCAGGCTCACAACTGTGCATCTGCACCGGAATCCGTTAGGCGGATACCACACATCCCAGATCGGATCATCTGCCCTGTAAATGCGACCTTCCATCATTGCATGTGTTTCCCTCACTTCGCCATCACCGGCGGTGACATATTTCCAGAATGGGCGGAGCTTCACTGTCGTGGGATCTGTCATGCTTTTATAATGTCCGGCGTTATATGCCGTCTGCAGGTTTGTCCGGAAGATCACATCTGCCTTGTAAGGATTCAAACCGGTATATCCGTTTCTTTCCAAAAAATCATTCATGCTGTCCATGAACTCTTTCTTTGTTTTTCCTTGCTCACAGGCTTCTGTGAGTTCGTTCAGGAATGTCTGTAATACTTCCAGGCTTGTGTATCCTGAAACAGTAAATGCCTTTGCCTTGCACTCATCACTCAGCATCTTGTATTCCTCTGCCTGTAGTGGCTGCTTCTTTTTCAAAAACTCCACTGCCGACCGGAAGATAAGATCTTCCGTCAGACCATACTCCGCATTTTTCATTTCATGCTCCTTCCGATCAGGGTTGAGAGATAAATTGCCTGCTGTATGACATCCTCCAGATCCGGTGAATCCATCTGACCATAAAGTTTTTTCAGTTCCTTCTCATCTTTTAAAGCAGTCTGCAGTTCATTTAAGTCGTCTGCTTTGTCAATTAAACTGAGAATTGGCTTCATCATTTCCTGAAATAATGCTTCTGTCTGCTTCTCTGCTTCCCCTGCCATCTGGTCTATCTGTTCCTGTTCTGACTGCCCTGTATCTTCTTTCAGATGCTGTTCTTCCATGTCTTCCGGCATCACTGGCATTGCCTGTCCCGGCACTGCCGGCTTTAGGATTTCCTCCCCATCTTCCGGTTTTGGGATGTTAAATTTCTTGTATACGTGGCTTGCCGGGATCTTCAATCCCATCTGGTGGAGTTTTTCATAGACTTCCACGATACTCTGCAGGTCTTCCGCCTCCCGGCTGTCAAAAGCAAAAAACGGAATGTCTGCATCATATCCAAAGTTGTATTCCACCAATGGTCTGATGATGTCGCGCCGGATCGTTGTCGCAAGTGCTTTCGCATCTGCCTGTGTCAGATCATGCCGGACTTCGTTATGCACTTTACCCTGTGCATAAGAGCCTCCGCCCGAATCAGACGATAATGTCTGTCCCAGGATTGCTTTACTCATCTGTTCGTCACAGTATCTTGCAAGTGTTTCATAGATTTCAACACTGGTCGTTTTATTGGACTCGATGAACTCGATCATGGTTGAATCCGGGATGATTCCGGCTGCATCCGTACCAAGGTTGTAGATGGCTTCCATTAAAGCCTTCTGATCATCCTCGGAAGCGGCAGGTGTATATTTTCCTAACCGGAGCGGCATACCAAAAACTTCGCAGAACGCAACCCAGTCTTTTACGTCGTAGTTTTTGAACAGATACATCCACGAGACAACCCGCAGTACTCCATTCCGGCTTTCATGCCCTGATTTTGCTTTGTATCTGTGTATGATGAATTTATTTTCCGGAAAAGATATCCCGGAAGGATATTCCTTCGTGCATATCTTCATCTCATCTGTTTCACAGTCC